CTGCGCGACGAGTTCGACAACCCGTGGCGCTTCACGCTCGAGCAGCGCCGCTTCGTGCTCTGGTTCTACGAGGTCAACAGCGCCGGCGGCTTCGCGTGGCGCGCCGCGATCCTCCAGCGCCTGAAGGGCTGGGGCAAGGACCCGCTGGCCGCCGTCCTGGCCGCTGTCGAGCTCGTGGGCCCGTGCCGCTTCGGCGGCTGGGCTGACCGGCCGCGCCCCGACCTCGGCCTCGTCGACGGCTCGCCGGCCGTCCTGCCCGGCGACCCCATCGCCGTCGAGAATCCGGCCGCCTGGGTCCAGGTGGCCGCGGTCTCCCAGGAGCAGACGCAGAACACGATGCTCTGCTTCCACTGGGTGTTCAGCGAGGAGCTGCGCCGGCGCTACAAGATCGTCGTGTCGGGCCTGCAGGTCCTCGCGCTCGGCGGCCGGCGCAAGATCAAGGCCCTGACGAAGAGCCCGAAGGCCCTTGAGGGCAACCGGCCGTCGTTCGTCATCCTGAACGAGACCCACCACTGGGTCGACGAGAACCAGGGCACGAAGATGTTCGAGGCGATCGGCCGTAACGCCACGAAGTCCAAGGGCGGCGCGGCGCGACGCCTGTCGATCACGAACGCCTTCGACCCCTCCGAGAACAGCGTCGCGCAGAAGCAGCGCAAGGCCTGGGAGGACGAGGAGGCCGGCCTGGCCGTCAAGACCGGCGTGCTGTACGACTCGCTCGAGGCCTTCCCCGACACCCGCCTGACCCCCTGGCGCGACCGACCGAAGCGGCCCGACGACATGAGCGAGGAGGAGTACGAGCAGACCCTCGAGGCCATGGTGACCGCCTGGCTCTCCGCGCTCGTGCGCTCCATCCGCGGCGACGCGATCTGGCTCGACATCGAGACCATCGTCAAGGACATGCTGTCGGGCGAGACGTCGGCCTCGCTGAAGAAGCGCTTCTGGCTGAACGTCTCCCAGACCCCCGAGGACGCCTGGGTCCACCCCACCGCGCTCGAGCTGGCCGTCCACCCCAAGGCGGCCGAGTACCAGCGCGCTCCCGAGGTCGGCTCCTGGCTCGAGGCCGCCTGGGCCATCGTCGAGCCGACCGACGAGGTCGTCGTCTTCGGCGACGGCTCGAAGAGCGAGGACTCCACCGCGCTGGTCGGCTGCCGGATCAGCGACGGGTACTGCTTCCTCATCGGCGTGTGGCAGAAGCCGCCGGGCAAGGCCGGCGACGGGTGGCGTGCGCCCCGGGAGGCCGTCGACCAGCGGGTGCGCGAGGCGTTCCAGCGCTTCAACGTGGTCGGCTTCTGGTTCGACCCGTCGCACACCATCGACGACGAGGACTCGAGCCGGTACTGGGACGGATGGTGCGACACCTGGATGCAGCGCTACTCGACCAAGCTGAAGCAGGAGCTGTGGGCAGTGAAGTCGGGTCACCGCACCCACGCGGTGATGTTCGACATGACCTCGCCCGAGCGCTCCGCGCTCTTCGTCGCGTCGGCCGAGAAGACGCGCGAGGAGTTCCACGCGAAGAACGACATCGAGGAGTACGAGCCCCAGGTCCTGTACTGCGGCTCGCCGGCCCTGACCCGCCACCTGCAGAACGCGCGCCTGTACGCCACGAAGTGGGGCTGGAGCGTCGGCAAGGAGTCCCGCGAGTCGCAGGACAAGGTCGACGCCGCGGTCTGCCTCGTCGGTGCTAGGATGATGCGACGCATCTACACGAACGCCACGGTGGACAAGGAGCCGCCGCGATCTGGCCGAGTGTGGGGCTACTGACCCAATACCGGAACGAGGAGGCCAAGTGGCCCGCCAGAAGACCGGAAGCTGGCTGACGCCCGCTCGCATCGAAGCGATGCACGAGCAGATCTTCACCAGTCTCCCCAGCCTGATCCGCCAGCGCCGTCGAGCGATCATCGTCGACCGCTGGACGACCGGCACGCAGTTCGACCTCGACGTCGACGACCCGCACTCGAACCACGCCCTCGGGCGCCCGTTCATCCCGAACAACGGTGGCCTGCGAGGCAGCCAGCCGACGGGCGACGGCGAGTACCTCGACATCGCGACCCGCGCACCCCTGCCGATCGGCAAGCTGCTCGTCTCGAGCCTGAGCCAGACCGTCTTCTGGGAGGGCGCCTCCCTGGCCGGCCGGACCAGCGACGAGACCCCCGAGTGCGTGCGCATCCTCCGCGGCAGTGACTGGGCCCGCCGGCAGCAGTCCCTGAACCGCGCCGTCATCGGCCACGGCCTGGCCTTCGCGATCGTGCAGCCCGGCCGGAACGCCTTCACCGGCAAGGCCGACCCGATCGTCCGGGCGCGCTCGGCGAAGCGCATGGCGATCTTCTTCAACGACGAGGGCAACGACGAGTGGCCGGCCTTCGCGCTGGACATCCGCAACGCCTACACCGGCGGCACGAAGGATGCGCCGGAGGTCCACCGGATCATCCACTACATCGACGAGACCGGCACCTACGCCTTCGACCTGCGCGGCGACATCAACACCTTCACCGGCGAGGGTGAGGAGTTCGAGCGCAAGGACCTCACCTTCTCGGCGCCCGTCGACAGCTGGGACCTGCCCTTCCCGCCCGTCGTGCCGTTCTACAACATCCTCGACCTCGAGGGGAACGCCACCGGCGAGATCGAGCCGGTCATGCCGCTGCTGCGCGCCATCGACCAGGACCACTTCGACCGGCTCATCGTCCAGCGCTTCGGCGCCTGGAAGATCCGCTACATCGCCGGCCTGGCCAAGCCCGACTCGCAGTCGGCCGAGGAGGCGCAGAAGATCGCCCTCCGGCTCACCGACCTGCTCGTCTCCGAGGACCCGACCACGAAGTTCGGCGCCATCGACGGCACCCCGACCGACGGCTACATCGCGGCCACCGACCACGACCTGCGCATGCTGTCGGCCGTGGCCCAGGTGCCGCCGCACCACCTTCTCGGCCTCTCGAGCAACCTGCAGGCCGAGGCCCTGGCCGCGGCCGAGGCCGGCCTGCAGCGCAAGAGCCTCGACTTCCGCCTCACGAACAACGGCTCGTACGAGAAGCTCCTGCGGCTGATCGCGTACATGAGCGGCAACTACGAGGAGGCCTCGGTCGACGAGATCTCCTCGCGCTGGCGCGACACCGAGTCGCGCTCGTTCGCCCAGGCCGTCCAGGCCCTCGGCATGATGGCCCAGCAGCTCCAGATCCCGGTCGAGATGCTGTGGCAGCGCCTGCCCAACTGGGACGAGCACGACACCGAGCGGGCCAAGGAGCTCATCGAGTCCGGCGCGGTCGAGCGCATCATGGAGGCCCTCGCCGGCGCCGGCGCGGGTGGTCAGCAGCAGTCGGGCGCCCAGGAGCAGGAGTCCAGCAGTGGCGACGGCGAGTGACGCGCTCGCAGCCGCGTTCCGGGCAGAGCGCATCCGCGAGGCCGAGGACGTAGCGACCCGCGTCGAGGTCGCTCTCCGCCTGGCCGAGTCCAGCACCCGCGGCGGCTCCGAGCTCGACGAGCGCTTTCTCTCCCTGGCCGGCAGGCAGCTGGTCGCCTCGGCTGGCCGGCAGGCCCAGACAGCGAAGATCGCCTACCTGGCCATGCGCCGCGCCGAGGGCGTCGAGGTGCCCGTGTCGATCCCCGACCCGCCGGCGGCCGACGTCGACGGTGCGCGCTCGAGCCTGTACGTCGCCGCGCGCAAGCTCCTGCTCGAGCCCGGCGAGTCGGTGCCCGACGAGGGCCTGCTTACGCCCGAGCGCGTCAACGTCGTCAAGCAGGTCGCGAAGCGGCACTCGATCGACGGTGCCCGCCGGCTCATCAGCGCCGCGGCCCGGTCCGATCGCGACGTCCTGCTCATGTACCGCGAGACCGACGAGGACCCGTGCTACTTCTGCGCCCTCCTGGCCTCCCGCGGGCCCGACTACCTCGACGACGCCTTCGACAAGACGGACGCCCGCTACGAGGGCCCGGGCGACGTCAAGGTCCACGACGGCTGTGCGTGCGTGAAGCGCACCGTGTGGAAGTCGCAGAAGAGCAAGTTCGAGCTGCCCGAGATGAACCGGCTCGCCGAGGATATCTGGAAGATGGACGAGGTCTCCAAGGCTGGCGACAACCGGGCCCAGATCAACGCGTTCCGCCGCCTCTGGGAGGGGCGCGCGCGCACCGCCGGCGCCCGGCGCGCCGGCTAGGTGGTACGCTGACAGGACTGGCCTGGCGAAGGCGCCCGGCCCCCTACGTCCCAAGGAGGACATCCGCATGCCGAACAAGCTGCCGGCCACCGTCGAAGAGTGGACCGCACCGTGGGAGGAGGAGGGGGCCGAACTCGATCCGGCCGTCCTCAAGAAGCTCGTCTTCAACCTCAAGAAGTCGGAGATCGACCTCGAGGCCAAGGTCACCGAGCTGAACACTGCCGTCGAGACGTTCAAGGAGGCCGACAAGGCCTCGAAGGACGCGCTCGAGAAGGCGCTCGAGGGCGCCACGGGCAAGCTGAAGGAGCAGCTCGAGGAGGCCAAGGCCGCCGCGGCCGCCGCCGACAAGAAGGCCCTGCGCCTCGAGCTCGGCCTCGACGAGGACACCTTCAACCTACTGAAGGGCGACACCGTCGACGAGCTGCGCGCCGCCGGCGAGAAGCTCAAGGCCAAGCTCGGCACGACCGAGACCGAGGTCGAGGAGACCGACGAGCAGAAGGCCGAGCGCGAGAAGAAGGAGGCCGAGGAGCGCGAGAAGAAGGGGGCCGAGGCCTACCTCCGCGGCACGACCCGCGTCTACAACCCGGGCGACGTCGACACGGAGCAGATCAACACCTCCAGCGGCGCCACCCAGGCCGAGCTCGAGGCCTACTGGGCGCGTCGCTCGATGGCCTGAGCCCGTGCTAGGCTAGCCGCACCGCTTGCGCTGGCCCCCCAGAGAAAGCCCCCGGATCTCCCGCCGGGGGCTTTTTCTCGCCCTCCGGCCCCCGGCCGTGACGGGGCGTGTACGATCGAGGTGTTCGATCTACTTCATCTTCCGCGCGCCACGAGAGGCCGCGGTCTCACGAAAGGGGCCTCCGTTGGCGGTCATCAAGGCCAAGCCGGAGAAGGTCATCGACTTCTTCCTGGCCACTCTCCCGCGAGAGCTCGTCCTCCCCCTGATCGTCACCCGCATCAGCGGCGATCAGTTCAAGGGCGCTCTCGGCGACACGGTCAGCCTGCGCCTGGGCGACCTCCGGGCCAAGGTCCGCGAGTACGAGTGGCGCACGCGCACCGCTCCGATCCAGTTCGACGACATCGAGGGCGGCGAGACGCTCGACATCAAGCTCGACACCCACGCCTACTCGGCGACCGGGCTGACGGACGAGCACCTGACGATGGACGACATCGAGTTCGCGACCGAGGTCCTCGGCCCGCAGCTCACCGCCATCGCCGAGTTCTACGAGGAGACCGGCGTCAACGCGCTGCACGAGGCGAACGTGAAGCACACGATCCCCTTCGGCGCCGACAGCGACCCGCACCTCGTGACCCTCGAGGCCAAGCGCCTGATGGACGCCGACAAGGTCGCGCCCCGCTCGGAGCGCACCTTCCTCGTCGGCTCCGACGTCGCCGCGGCCTGGCTGGCCTCGGACCGCCTGAGCAAGTACGAGAGCACGGGCCAGGAGGGCACGCCGGCGCTGCGCAACGCGACGATCGGCCAGCTCGCCAACTCGCGCGTCGTCGAGGTCCCGGGCTTCGCCCCGAACGAGGCGTACTACCTGCACAAGTCGGGCCTCGCCATCGCCTCGGTCACCCCGAGCAACCCGCGCGGCGCTACCCTCTCGGTGGCCAAGAACGCGGGCGGCTTCGGCGCTCGCTGGCTGATGGACTACGACACGAACTACCTGCGGGACCGCAGCGTCGTGTCGACGTTCCTCGGCGCCAACGACATGCAGGACGAGCGCTACGTCCCCGGCGACACCCTGCCGGCGGGCAAGGAGTACGGCGACCTCAAGGAGACGCCGAAGAACGTCCGCATCGTCAAGCTGGAGATGGACGGCGGCGGCTCGGTCTTCGACTACACGCCGACCCCGTGATCCGGCTCTCGGCGTGAAGGAGGCCCCCAGGTTGACCGACCTGGGGGCCTTCCCCTATGCTGAGGGAGTCATTTCAACCCTGGTGTGGTGAGTGACTGGTGTGAAACCTCCGGGGTGGTGCTCGGATGGAGAAGGGCCCCCGCCACGCGCGGGGGCCCTTCTTTGTGCTGTAGGATGCCGGCATGGCCTCCCTGCGCACCCTGACCGAGCTCGCGACCTGGACCCGACGAGACGTCGCGGTCGTCAGCAACGACCCCTTCGCCGAGATGGTGCTGGAGGAGGCCTCGACGCTCGTCTGCGAGATCGCCGAGCACTTCGAGTGGATGGAGGACCCGTCCCAGGCTCCCCCGACCGCGCGCCGCATCTGCCTGGCCGTGGCCGCCCGCGTCTACATGAACCCCGACCTGGAGTCGCGCACCGGCCTGGGCCCGCTGTCCAGCTCGATCCCCGAGCGCCTGGTCACCGGCAACGACCTGACCGAGAGCGAGCGCCTCGACCTGGAGAAGCTCCGCGGCTCGGCTGGCGGCGGCCTCCAGGGCCTGCACATCCTCCGCCTGGCCGCGAACAACGGCTACACCGACACTCTGTACGTGCAGGACAACTCGTACGGCCTCGGCGGCCACGACCCGATCCCCTACCTCGACCCGGCGCAGGACGGTGCCATCGTCACCGACGAGGACACGGTGGTGCCCTGATGCGCGGCAACGAGACCATCACGGTCAAGGCGCGCGACGTAGAGCTGGACTGGCAGGGCGACCCCGTGGCCGGCGGCGAGCAGGAGCCGGCCCGGGTCATCACTGGCGCCCAGCTGGTGCCAGTCGTGACCCGCGACGACAACACCATCGTGCCGGACGTCTACGACGTCTACCTCTGGCCGCCCGTGCAGCCCCCGCGGGTCGACGACACCATCCAGGCCCGGGGCGAGGACTGGGACATCGACGGCTCCATCGCGGCGTACGACCGCGGCGGCGTCGTCAAGGCCTACCAGTTCCGCATCAAGCGCCTGGCCGCCCAGGGACGCGCCTGATGCCCGGCATCGAGCGCCGGCGCGGCTGGCACGCGAACAACGCCGCCTTCGGCCGCTACATCCGCTCGGAGGTCGCGCGCATGCCGGCCGTGGCCGTGGCCACGAAGATCGCCCGCCGAGCCAACGCCGTGGCGCCGGCCCAGAACCCGGCCGAGCACCGCGAGAAGGCCGGCAAGGAGCCGCGCGAGCGGCTGAAGGGCTCGTACCGCGTCCGCCGGCCGAAGAGCCCTCTCGTCGTCGGCAAGCGCCACCCGAACGCCCGCTCGTACGCCGAGGTCGAGTCCACGTCGCCGACGGCGTACTGGCAGGAGGTCGGCGACTCCAAGGGCCGCTCGCACCCCCTGCGCACCGCGGCCGCGCCGTACCACAACCCGAAGGGAGCCCGCTGATGCCCCGCACGACCGCGCCTCACGTCGACGCCGAGGCGGTCATCCGCCAGGCGATCATCGACATCACCGGCCTGACGCCCAAGCAGGTCGGTGAGTTCCCGACGGGCCCCGTGACCGGCGACTACGTGGCCGTCGAGAAGATGCCCGGCAGCACCTCGTCCGAGCTCGAGCAGGTGGCCGAGATCGACATCGACGTCTTCGCCGGCACCCGCTCTCGAGCGAAGATCCTCGCTTTCGCCATCGAGGATGGTCTGCTGCAGTATCCTCGAAGTGTCCAGCTGGACGGCGGGCACACTCTGATCGACGAGGTGCTGGTCGCCCGGTCGACGGTGAAGGTGCCGTGGGACGAAGCAACCGTGCGCCGCCAGGGCGCCACCTACGTTCTCAGCATCCGACGCTGAGGGAAAGAGGGTACAAGTGCCCACGTTCTCCGCTCTCGAGCAGAAGAAGGCCCAGCTCATCCGCAAGGCCACCAAGGGTGGCGTCTTCGTCGCTCCCGTCTCCGCGGACCCCGTCGCCGAGCTGACCGAGCTGGTCAGCGGCAAGGTCCTCCTGAAGACCCTGCCGACCGGCTACGAGGATCTCGGCTACCTGACCGGCGACGGCGCGCAGTTCGCCCGCGAGGTCGCGACCAGCGACATCAGCTCGTGGGGCGCGACCACGCCGACCCGCACGGACATCACCAGCGACTCGACCACGCTGACCGTGCTGGCCCAGGAGACCAAGCTCGTCACGATCGGCCTGTCCACGGGCGCCGACGTTGCCGGCATCACCGCCGCGGCCGACTCCGGCGAGGTCTCGATCGAGAAGGGCGACACCACGGCGATGGCGCAGTACCGCGTCCTCTCCGTCGCGCTCGACAAGAACAAGGCAACCGGCGGCGAGATCTACATCGCCCGCTTCCTGCCGCGCGCGGAGGTCTCGAACTACGCCGAGCAGTCGTTCGGCTCCGGCGACGAGGCCATCGGCTGGGGTGTCACCTTCTCCTCGAAGAAGGACGACGCCCTGAACTACAGCGAGCGCTGGATCTTCGGCGGCCAGGGCTGGCTGGACCTGCTGGACGAGATGGGCATCGAGCAGGAGACGGTCACCCCGTGACCTGAGCTCGACCCGCAGGCCCCCGATCACGATGTGGTCGGGGGCCTGTCGTTGTGCTACCGTGGTGCGCGTTCCCTACCACCCCAGCACAGGAGGTCATCATGGCCAAGAGCGAGTACCCGAAGGACTTCGTCCACCGGGCGACCAAGGACACCCGCATCGTCAACGATGCCAGCGAGGAGCGGACGGCCAAGTTCGACGGCTACCGCGAGGTCGTCAAGAAGGCCGAGCCCAAGCCGCAGGCCCCGCAGAACGGCGGCAGCAAGTGAGCGACGAGCAGGTCCACTTCGACCTCGACGC